GTCATAATCGTAACCCTTTGAACTATGCACGTTTGCAAGGGTTTCAAAATTATTATCAACCTCGATTTGCTTTCCGGTTGCCTCTTTTTGCGGGTCAACCCATTGCCAGCCAGGGGGGATAAAGCCATGGGCCAAGTAATCTTCGCGCCTGCGGTCAAATCCTGGTGCTTGTACTTTTCCGCTTATAACTAGTCGGGTCCCTACATTCTCCCAAGTCGGCGTGCAGTAGTTATCGATCAGATAGTTTTGTCTAATGCGACACGACAGATAGAACATTAAAAGGACTGTGCGGGCATTACTGTAGTTCATGCCCGCCCAGTTTTGTGATAGGACTTCTGGCGGGATATCGAGGGAATTTGCAGGCCCCCGCAATAACTGGTTTGTCATCTCCCCAAAGGCGTCGTTTGGTCTATTTGGCGAATGGATTTGAACTTCTTCCCCTGGGTTGAGATAGTGCCATTTGTTTGGGGCAAATTCGTGGATTCTGTTTTCGACATCGCCGTCAACCTGTGTGTCTGGTGCATAATTGGCAGCAAATGTTTGAGCAGCAGGTGTTTTCACAAACCCGGTCAAGCAGGCGTCTTCTAATGCCGCGAAGATCTCTGCCTCGTGGTACCTATCTAAATTCTGAAGGTATGCCAAAGCGCTTGCAAAGCCGCTGAATCCCTGTGTTTGTTCAGGACGAATAGGGTTGAATAGGTGAAAGACTTTCTTAAGCCCGTTTGAATAATATGCGTCAATCTGCTCCCAATCTTCGTCTTTTAGACCGACCAGGCCACCGTCACCGGGATGCATTTTCATTACATAATAACGCTTTGGAACTCCCTCAGAGTCATATTCAATACCGTTTCTAACCTTCGGGTTCTTCGATTCTGACAATGGTGTTTGCAACCGGTCTATTTCCAGCACCTCTTGACAATAAGGAATGATCCGGTCACGCCGTTTGCTATCCCTACCTATAACCAAAACGGCACCGTCCCGGATCATTGCGCCTTCGACCAACCTCAATATATACCCGAAATTATGAATTAAACGCCGGTCTGCTTTCTTCTCCCACTGTTTCATGGCCTTTTCAGCTTCGAAAACAAACCGATCTGCAATATTTTCTGTTATTTTTGGGAAACCATAAAACCGATCATCTGCTTTACACCTGGATTGAAACTTAAACCCGGTCCCGACAACGTTATTGACGATCCGTTGGACCGGACCACTAACAAAACCGTTATTGTATTCAAGCTGTCGGACATGGTTGCGTAACCCCTCAACGCTTGATTTAATGGCTGAGTCTGCGCTGTTTTTAGGTGCAAGTATGTCATAGTATAGGCGATTGCCTGAAATGGCCTGAAATGACCTCTGCTTGATCTGGCCTAATCTGCCCAGTCTTTGCGCCGCTACTTCGCGTTTTAAGGCCCAGGTTGGGGAAATAGCCGATATCGCTTTATTGATCCAGTTCATCGGTATCTCCTCATTCTGCCATAACTGACCATGGATGCCCGATCTCCGGCACTTTCAAGAGCTTCCATTTTGTAAGTCATTTCTAAGGCCCGGAAGAATTCATCTTCTGTTTTATATTTTATCTGCCGATTCCCAATTGCGTATGAGCCGACAAAGTTTCCTGTGGCGTAGTGATCCGCCAAGGCGTCTTTCATCGCTGTTCTAAGTGCTGCCCAGGTCGTGAATGCCATATGTCAATGCTCCATTTGTGGCCGCATTCGCGGCATCTATAGAAAATTTTTGTGTCTGTTTTTTGGGTGCAAACTGGCGGGTCTGTGTCACATTCCGGGCAGGATGGGCTTTTCATGTAGCTGGCCATCCTTGTTACTTCTGATTTTTTAAGTGTGCGTTTTTTTGAAGACTTTTTCATGTATAAAGCATAAATCACTTTAAGTGTTTTGCTAAATACCCTGTAGTAGTTTGTGGTTACCTGTAGTAAAAATTAGGCGTAATATTTGGAAGGATTGATTTTTCGGTTATTTATAAATACTTCTATTGATTCGCGCTCAATTCGTATGGATTGTGGACCACCTTTGCCGGATTCTGATATATCTATTGCAACTAAATGCCCTGCACGAAGTAGGGTATATACATGCTTCTCGGTGACACCAAGTTCGATTGCTGCCAACGTAACCGGCAAATATTTACGCTTTTTGATGTCGGCCATGTGATCCCCTACCTAAAACTGAAAATAATATAATCTCTGTGATCCGTTCTTAACAAAAGCCGCGCTTTCACGCCCAATTGCTTTTCAACGTCCTCTAAGCTCTCATAATATTGTATATGCGCGATGTACTTATGATCTATTGGAATGCTGCCAATCAACAGGCCATCGGGCTTTAGAATCCGTTTGCAATGTGATAATATATTGACCGGATCGACCAGATGCTCCAGTGTTTCGAAAACTGTTATCAGGTCAAATGTGTTATCTTTAAAATCTTCAATAATAATATTGACATCACCAAAATAAAATGCACTCCCGCTTGAATTGTTCCTGGCAACCTTGATCCGCTCTTCTGAATAGTCTATGCCGGAAACCATGGCCCCATATTTTTCATGGATATGATTCGCAATTACACCAGTTCCGCATCCGATATCTAAAACATTTGATTGTGTGTAAATTTTTAGATCAAACCAGGCTATGATCTTATTAAACATATCAATGTCAATCGGGCTGAAATAAGTTACATTGCTGTTGTAGTGCGATAATAACTGTTTTTCTTTTTCGTGTTTTATGATCATCATAAAAACCCCTTATTCACCCCAAAACCCGCTCCAGACAACCAACCGCTTTGTTTTTTAGGTTCCGGCCTTGGTTTTGGTCTGCTTTTAGGCTGACCAGTTAACATTGTATTAAAATTAGCGTATGACACGCCAGCCCTTATCGCGGCTGCATATGCATAAACCGCCGTGTCCAAGCTTTCGTTACGTCTATTCCCTCGCACGTTATGCCATTCGCGCACCGGGTAGCCCTTAACGAATCGCGTTACAATCTTTTCGGCAGTCAACTGATGAAAGTACTCGTCATCGATCCCAATGTAATGGTGGATTCTGCCCGGTCCTAGCTCGTTAATATTAAGCCGGTTATAGATCGTACTTTTCCCGGTGCTACTGCCCACCGGCCATATTTCAACGCCACCGTCAATCCGTTGCCCCTCCCACGTTACATCTTGCTTTGTTGGGATACCAATGATCGGTTTGTTGGGTTGTGCTTGACCAATCAAAGCAAACACTACCGGGCCCCGAAACCGGCAATAATTCCTGACTGCCTGCGTCGTGTTTCCATCCGCCGCATCAACCCCTGCTGAACATATGCGCAAGTCAACCCCGCTTGCGTGTTTCCATGGCCTATATATCAACTGATCGTGCTGCTCCCATACATCCGGATGCATCGGATCGCCGATGATTTCAATGTGATATATTAACCAGCTTTCTTCACCAGGTCCCCAACCAAACACACTAACCGCCAGCCTGTTATGCTGCACGTCTGTCCCGCTCGTAAGCATCTTAGCCTGCATGGGCACGGTCATCGGTTCGTAGGGCTCACAGCGTGCTTTTAATACTGTCCATTCCGGTTGATCGCCTTGTTCTTCAAAGTCTTCGCCCTGCCAGGTATTGACATGTGTTTTCAAAAGCTCCGGGTCGTCTTTGGATTGAAGAAAGTCAATCGCAATGTCGGACCACTTAGCATTTGGGGCATAAGAATATGCTGCCCAAATAAAAAAACCTGCATGGCCGTTAAATTCTGCCGTTGGTACCCAAATACCGTTTTCCACCATCCACCGTTTTTGACTATGCGCAATCGGTTGATGACACTTACGGCATAAATAATAAGCTTTTTCTGGCATGCCTTTTGGCCACTTAATGCCAAAGTCTGCGTCTTCACCGCCGAACATAAGCGACTGAAATTCATTACAATGTGGGCATGGGACATGATAATATCGTTTGTCTGACTCTTCAAAAGATACCGTGACCTTGGACATCCCTTAATTGACGGTGTGCTGCCGATTACTATCTTACGATTCCAGTACCATTCTGATCGTTTTGTTCCGAGTTTTATTTGATCGCCTTCAGATCCGGCTGAAACCGGGTAACCATTGACTTCATCAAACAGCACGATAGGCACGGATATTCTTCGAAACCCCCTGGGTGAGTTTGCACCGATCAACATCAAAGACCCGCCGGGGTAGGTTTTTTTCAAAATAGTATTCGAGCTATCACGGGTTTTTGCTTCTGAAACCAACCCTTGCAAAACGGGTGTATCTCTTAGCATTGGGGCAATTTCATCTTTGCTGTATCCTTGGGCATCTTCAACTGTCGGCTGGACAACAAGGACTGACCTCGGATCATGGTGTATGCTATAGCCTATGATATTATTCAAGATCTTCGTATATCCAACTCTAGCTGATTTTTTGACAGTAATTTTTTCAACCGTTGGATCAGTAAACGCATCCATGATTTCTTTTTGATATGGCAGGGTTTTCCATCGTCCTGGCTCGTGTGCAGATTCGGGTGACAAATAAGCAAACGCATCAGCCCATTTTGAAAGAGATAGCGGATCAACCTGCTCCCATAGCGCTATTGCTTCATTTAGTTTCAAACTTCAACCTTTTGCTCTGATAACTCTTTTAATGCTTCCCGAATTATTTCTTCAATGTCCTTAAGTATGGCCATTTTCAAAACTTCTTCCATGGATGACTCTTTGACTTTTGGTGCTATTTTAGACTTTGCGCCCATCAATATAGTTTTTGCTGCCAATATGTGCCGAGCCCATTCACTCGCCACCTTATCAGCGTATACCATACTGCCTATCTTTTCTTCATATGCAAGCTTGGCCATAGCTGCTTTGTATTGTTCATTTAGGTTTCGGGCTGTTTGGTATGGAATTGACGCTTGGATGCCGGATTGGTTCACTGCTTGCCGCTTCACTTCTTCCGGCACATCGTCTTCTTCTGTGATCCTTTTGCGGTCATCGCTTTTTAAAATTTTATCCTCGCGGTGGCTGTGCATCTGATCACGATTTTTCAGGTATGCGGCTTTTAGTCTTTCAGAGTCAAATTGTCTGCGTTTTTTTTGCTTGTTGATAATTGCGGAATCGAGCTTGCCCTGGTGCAATAACTTGTTAAACCGTGGTTGCGATATGCCTAAAATTGCTGCCGCTTCGGCTTGGGTTTTGACGATCATCGTGCCTCCATTATGCTTTAATTATAATAGATATTATAAATAGTATCAATAGATATTTTCGATAACCAAAATAATTATAATGGCATGATATTTGCTATATGTATTACCTTTATTATATTGATTTTTATTGGATATTTTAATTTTTTTTGGGTTTTTATTATTTTGTGCTTGACAATCGTATTACGTTATTATATAGTGTAATCATAATGAAAAAGAAAGGGGATAAAAACAATGTACGAATACAGGATTGAAAATGAAAGGTTTGAAAGCGCAGCTGACGCAATAGACCATGCATTTAAATTGTTTGCCGCAAGCAATTTAAATGCGGTCGAAATTAGGAAGGTCAAGCGAGTTGAACCGCGTGGATTTATGAACGCGATTGACCATGATGTCGTCGGCTCGATGGTAATCAAAGGCCCGGCAAACTATAAGATTGATGCGCTTAACAATAATTTTTAAAAAAAAGGAGGGGAAAATGTACGATTTCAGTAACAAATTTCAAAAAGATGTGATAGCCGCTCGTTGCGGCAATTGGACCGTCGTCCTACGGTTAAACGAAGACGGAGGCGGGTACCCAATCCACCCCGACGCCCCGTGGGGCGCGGAGCTTATCAAAACACAATCCGGGGGCTACGACAATGGGCCCTACCCCCCGGATAACCGTAAGGTTGTCCCGCTGGGGCACATCAAGTCCGTGATGGACAACGAGGGGGTCTCATTCGGAGCCGCCCTCAAGACCCAGTTCCGAGGAATCGAAGACATTTTGATCGGCCCTGAGATTTTTATAGACCTCCGCAGCGCAGCGGAGGACCGCCTAAAGAAAATTCGGAGGCGGATCGAAGACCGTCTCCGAAAAGACACGGAGTTAATGCTTCGTGTCGCAAAAAACTTGGGAATGGTGTGAGATCTCAGGATTGCAGCCCAAAATCTTTTGTCTTGGGTGTCGATGAGGCCGTTGACATCCAAGAGTAGCCTGGCGTCCCGGCCAAGACGCTAAACTGGCCAAACGGCACCGAACCGGCACAAAGTGTCACATCAAAGCCGACCATTACTCAACATGAGTGGTGGTCGGCTTTTTTTTGAGGATCGAAACCAATTGTAAAGCCTAAAGAAAGGGGATACCATGAAATATCAAATTATTAACACTTACTGCGAAGTTATTAGTACCCACAAAACCCTTGAGCTTGCCAACGCCAAGCTCAAAAAGATCGATGCAGTAAAATATTGCTTGCACGCATCGGATGTTGACTGGCTGAAAGGCAAAGAAGAAGCTTTGCAAGGGTACAAACACTCTATCATAAAAAAGGACAAATAAAGGAGAATTAAATGGAAATAGAATGGACCGACAACGGGCTGGTGATAGACGGCAAAATATTTGAAAAAGTGGGCGAGGGGTTTCCGGAAAAGGATGAATTTGGGGATGTTTACATTTGCCACAATTTTAAGGCAGGTGACATCATCGCCAAAACCTGGCATCCGGTCACAGATATAGACGCATTCGGCGATGGAGATTTAGACTGTTGCGACTGGGAAAACTGGGATACGGCGTCTATTGAGATTTATGATTAACAAAAAGACCCAAAGGGAAGACAGGAGGAGAAAATGAAAATACAGTACGAAAAAGCATTAAACAATATTAGCAATGATCTTGTCGAAAATGCCAAAATAGAAATTGAGGTCAGCCGAAAAATACAAGCATGCGGCCTAGTTGACCAGACCACGGGCAAAACAGACTTTGATAGATTGTATGACATGTTTAAAGACAGCAAGAAAATTACAATCTTTAAGCAAAAAAAACAAAGCGGATATGACGTAGTTGCGCTTTACAAAAATGTTGCGATGGTAGGCATCGCTGATTTTATGACAAAAAAAGGAAAAGAAATGGAAGAAAGCTTTAATGTTGCTGCAGAATGGCCAGTTTTCCAAACTCAAAAACTAAAAAGAAAGGTTCTTTACAATTTATTCGATAATCCCCGCGACAATCGCACTGATATTGCGTATAAACCGCGAGCAGAAATAATTTGGTCAATGATCGAAGATTTTTTAATGAAATAAAAATAATATGAAAAATCGATAGGCTACAAAATTAAAAAACCAAGGAGGATTATATGGCAAAAGAAAACATAGGCCCGAAAATAGAGGCAGCAACCAAGGAATTCTTGGCGGATTCCTTTGCAAACGCAAACGCTGGGGCAACATTTGTGCTTGAAAGTTTTAAGCCGTTGTATCGCAAGACTTTGGAAGAAGTAGTAGGAATTTTTGAATCAAACGAACTAAAGTTGATCATCGATATTTTCAATGGTCACATGCTGAACGCATCAATGGCAGGGCAGGAAATTTGGTGGAGCGTGGCAGAAGGTATCAAGTATGAT